TAGAGCCACTCATCTAGGGAAGCAGCTTCCCAGATGGGGTAAAAGTGCAGTCCAATAGCATTGGACGAAGGGATAACAGCACCAGAGATGATGTTGTTTCCGTACATGAGTGAACCAGCAACTGGTTCGCGGATTCCGTCAATGTCCACAGGGGGAGCAGCGACGAAAGCGACGATGAAACAGATAGTAGCAGCAAGTAGGCAAGGAATCATCAGAGTTCCAAACCAACCAACATAAAGACGATTGTTAGTCGAAGTAACCCACTCGCAGAATTGGTCCCAAGTATTCGATTGTCGTTTTTGTGAAATTGTAGCAGTCATTTGAAAAGGGTAAGTAAAAAGTCCAGGGGGAACTGGATATTACATTATTCCCCACACCACCCTCCAGTGTGGGTATGAGAGACGTGATTTATACTCCCATAGGTCTCGGTTAACGGGAGTTGCAAAGATTAAAGAACTGTTACATTCCTTAACCTGTTGTTGTATTTATCATAGCATTGTTTTGAAACCCTGTCAATAAGTCCAATTGCTTATCTGGCACAGTATAAATAAAGACCTTTAAATCTAAATAATTAAAACTGCTTTCCCACAATGCCAAGGGAATGGAACACTCCCAAAAGGGAACCTTGGAACGCACCGATACATAATACACTAAAAGCAATAGATAATCACACTCAAGAATATTTCAAGAGTGGGGATAAATGGCATTTAGAAAAAGCAGATATGTTAAGGAATTATCTTCACGAACTTAAAACTTGGATTCATAAGCAAGAGGGTAAATTATGAATGAATTCCCTTGGGGTGTAGTAGTTATACTTGGAGTAGGGTTATTATTTACTGCTTGGACAATTTACTACATATTAAGACTAGCACATCTGGAGATGAAAGATGTATCAGTACAAGATCAAAAAAATCAAAAGAATCATTGATGGAGACACCATTGATATTGATATAGATCTAGGATTCAATCTTACAATATCTCATAGAGTAAGATTAAAAGGTATCAACGCAGCAGAAACAAGAACGAAAGATTTAGAAGAAAAAGCAGAAGGAATAAAAGCAAGACTATGGTTGGAAAAAGAACTTGCTCGTGAAGGTGAGTGGATAATTGAGACTCATAAAGAGGATAAATATGGAAGGATATTGGGAACTCTATATCTTGTAGGCGATCCAGTAACAGTCAATGAAAAAATGTTAACTGAAGGTATAGCAAAACCTTACATGTAAAATGAAATCAACACTTCTCCTTGGATTATTAATTATGAGATTAGTAACCAACGAGGGAATTTTCAATGAAGGGCGCAGACCACAACCAAAACGACAACCAGCAGAAGTCATCAGATTCATCCGAAGACCTGCCAAAAGAGGTAGGAAAAAAGCACGGTTCATTATTGAATAAACTAATCTTTATTATCTGTTGTGCTGTAATTGGATTCGTCGGACTTAACTTTGTTGCTTGTAACTTTATGGTTCCAGGAACAATTAGCAGAGCAAATGTTCTTGGAGGATTAAAAAACCCTCCTCCTTTAGATTGCAAAGAATCTGAAAGAAGAGGGTATGAAACTTTACTGACTATTCTTACTACAGTAATTGCATTAAGAACAAGAGTAGAAGACAGCGAATGAGAAAAACTATCAAGGACAATATGTGTATGGTTGCTGTAGTTAGAATGGCAGTGCTGATTTGGTCTGCTGGTATGCTCACACTTGGTTACATGGGAGCACTGAATAAGATGGATCCTACTTTTGTAGCAGCAGTATTCACATCCACCTTATCCACCTTTGGTATTGATGCTCAAAGAAAGAGAGAAGAAGAATTACATTCCCCTTCCAGCTCTAAAAAACCTAAATGCAGTAACACCAATACTCCCTAAGGTAGCAACAACCGCACCCATATTATCTACAAATCCATGAAGGACTTCTTCAAATGGTGGTTTGTCTCTATGAAATCTGCCTCTTAGTGAATGAACATATTCCCACATAGGCATACGAACATCCTCAGGGACAAGTGGGTGCATCCATCCGCTCATTTTTTCTTTGTGGTCATCAACTAAGATTCCTTTATCATATATTCTAACTCTGTCAATATTATATTCACCAGAGTAATCAACTTCTTTATCAGCAATCTTATCGGCAAGCCAGAATATAATATCTGCTTGCACTCTTTCTGTTTCTGATCTCATAAATGTAAGATCTAACTCAACATCACCATTATGTAATGAGTATGCTCTGGTCACACCATTCAAACATACTTCAATAGCACCAGGATACAAAGGACTCTTGGTTGGGAATTCTTTACATGCAATAGGTTTTTGCATCAACCAAGTTGTTCTGGTTATAACGAAATAAGGAACAACAATTGCAGAGACAACTGCTGCTCCGATTAGGAGGATCCTTTTTCTATTTTTCGCAATAAGTTGGTTTAACTCATCTTTCATTCCTTGTGCTTTACCAGAATGAATAACAAATAGGTTGCGAAGAGCATACATTCTTCTTCGCAACCCAGTATCAACTTCTTCTGCTTCAGCGTGTAGAATTATCTTATCCAACTTCTCTAACATAACAACATGGTCTCTATCCATGTTGTGAGAGTTTGGCATCGATTGGGTAGTAAACGTTACTATTATTTAGTTATTGTAAAGAATTATGACGACCAAAGTTTACCTTCTGCAACTCTTCTACGAACAAGTCCTTTCTCTACATTAGTTCCTGGATTGCGATAAAGGTATAAAGCATCGGGAACTTTGTCCCATTCTTTATTCTTCAAGCATTTAGTAATAGTATTAAAGTTAGAACCACCATAAAAACCGGCACCAAGATTATAAGCAAAGCTGAGCAGAGCACCTCTTTGTCCATTTGTCATTTCTCCCCAATAAGGAATCTTTTGCAGTGATGGAAGGAATCTTTGCTCAAGGTCAAACATTAATAGTTTGTCAGCATACTCTTGGGTAATCTTTCTTCCAAGTTTAAAGTAATCGCCATTAAAATCCCTGGTTGAACCCCAACCAATGGTGATTGGAAGTCCACCAGTCAATGGGTCAGGATAAGCATTTAAATGACATCCCTCAAACTCTTTAATCAAATCAACACCACACTGAGGGATTTTAGATTGTGGTGTTGATTCTACTTTTTTGCGTCAAAGATTCTTCCCCAACCGTCATTACCACCAGGAACCCACCTACGGGAAAGATCACTACGCTTGTATACTGCACCCTTACCATTATTTACAGATCCAGTATAACCGTCATTAAGACTTCCATAAGGGTCATTAACAACATAATCACCTGAAGGTGTTTTACCGATCACAACTACCATGTGCCCACCTGTGGGGTTAGATAGAGGACCACGATGAAGAATACCAATAACAACAGGTCTACCAGCGGCAAGCTCTCTATCAAGATCAGCAAAAGTAAGGCTGTAGGAAAAACTGGATTTAATACCGTATGACGCAAGAACTTTGGTCTGAACCAAGTGATCAGTTGTGTCACCGATTGAGAAAACTTTTTGTACATAGGCGTCGTCGCCTTTATCTCCTTTTAGTGTACCAGGTTTGAAATACTCAAGGCACATTGCACAAGAAGAAGAGTTGCAAGTTCTATTTGCATCTCTATAGTTATCTGTTTGTGGATAGAAAGGAACAGGTAAAATAGTTGCTTGAGGTTTGTCTTCCTTAGTTCTAAAAATTCTCACCCAGTTGGCGTCATCTTGCATCAACTCTTGGGCTTTCAGAAGCAAATCTTTTTCAAATTGTTCTACCGCACCAACATGCTTTGGATTCTTTTCGTCGTAATATTTAAAGAAGTTATGAAGGTCTATGAGCATTATAGTATCCAAACCCTTGCATTATATTTATCAAAAAAGGAGGGTTATTAACCCTCCTTCACTCATACTGCTACTGGTTCACGAACCGTAGATTTTACATACTCCAGAACTTTCTCTGGACTTGTTTCACCATAAGGGTCATTAATTGCATTATCACCTTTGCCAGGTTCTTCAAACAGTTTTTCAATCATACCATTATCAACCACAGCAGCATAACGCCAAGAACGCTCACCAAAACCAAGATTGGACTTCATTACTAGTTGTCCCATCGAGCGGGTGAAGTATGCATTACCATCAGGAATGAGTTGGACATTCTTAATATTTTGGTCTTGTGCCCAAGCATTCATTACAAACCCATCATTAACAGAGATGCAGTAAATAGCGTCGATGCCACTACCAATAAAGTCGTCGTATTTCTCTTCGAATCCAGGTAGCTGATAGGCACTGCAAGTAGGAGTGAAAGCACCAGGCAGACTAAAAATGACAACACGCTTCCCATGGAAAAGTTCACTTGTCTTACGATAAACAAATTCTCCGTTCTCACGGAATGCAAATTCTACTTGAGGAACTTGATATCCTTCTTTACGCATAGGAACCTCCCTAGTCGTTTCTTCTTTCTTAAAA